CAGGGAGGAAAGACTCCCCTGAACGACTGAGGCGGCAACATTCAACCAACGACAACCACCATGAACAAGCAACAATCCCAAGCCTTCGCATCCGTCCTGTGTCGCGTGGTGGACTACTGGCACACACGGGCCACCGCCGAGCAGAATGCCCAAACTGCTCACGTCGGCTCGCCTGAGGCGGAGAGAATCATCGCCGGCCTGAAAGATTCCGAAAGCCATGTTGCGCAAGCCCTGGAGGCCGTCAACCTCGACGCCGAGGACGAAAGCGGCGAACCGCATCATGTGGGCTGACATGGCAACGTACAAAGTCGCTGAACTCACGGGCCCCTTGCTGGACGGGGCTGTAGCCATGGCGGAAGGGCTAACCTTCGACAACATCCACGGGAAATGGTGCCTCGCCCTGGATGAGGCGGATGACGAGATGCGCGTCTACGAGCCTTCTCAGGATTGGGAACTCGGCGGCCCCATCCTTCAAAAAGCTCGGATCGGACTCCAGCACCACTCATTCAGCCTATCAGGACGAATCGAGCATTCGGTGGATGCCTCCATCAGCGGATGTCGCCCCATGGCCGGCCCTACGCCCCTCATCGCAGCTATGCGAGCCTACGTCGCCAGCAGGCTCGGCGATACCGTAGAACTGCCATGAAAAGCCTCGACGTAGTCCTGTCGCGCCCCGGCATCTACGCCGTGGTAACGCCTCACGTCCTCGGATTCGTTGAGGTTGACGCCGCCGGCAAGTGCTTCCAACTGGAACTCGCCAGCGGAACCTACGCCCGCGATGGCGAACTCCGGGCGGGCGGCTGGAATATTGACGCCATCCTGTCCATCGAAGGCCCGTTCGGGCGTCTGTCATGAACCTCCGCCAGCACAAGCGCCGCACGCTCGCAGCCATGCTTCGCCGCGAATTCGCACTGCGGCAGTGCCGCCGCGCCACCAGGCGCATGATGATCCGAGAAATCGAGAAGTTCCCATCTGTCCCGCCGGTCGATCAACTATGGCCGCTCGGAATCACTAAGGCCGAGCCTTTCACCGCCTACGATAACGGTGTCATGGGCGATCTCCTGCACCAAGCCTTCAGCGGCCCCGCATTCGAGCGCGCAGCCGTCAAGGCACTCCAAGCGTACTACGAACTATGAGCATCAGCCTCCGCACCCACAAGCGCCGGGCCTGCGCCGGGATGACTCGCAGGATCGACCTCGCAATCTACGGGATGCGCAAGCGCCCCGGACTGCGCGTTTGGGTGGGATGGCAGCGCTCAGTTGATCGCTTCACAGGCGCCACCCGTTGGAGCGCATGCAGCATCACCCGCAGCCGCATCTAGGCTCCCAGGCCACTCAGCCATAGAATAGGCCATGGGCCGCAAAGCAAAGCTGACTCCGCAGCAGATCAAGCACTACCAGGATCGACACCTCGCAGGGGAGTCCATCCGCTCGCTCGCCAAAGAGGCGAAAGTTTCGGAAGTAACCCTGCGCGGAAACATCGGAAATTCCGCCCGACAAATAAAAGCTGTTGCAAATCAAATAGTTGCAACAGATATCGCGTTGAAAGCCCTCCCGATTTCTTCGCAGGTCGCTGCTCAAGACCATGCTGCGCGGATTCAAAGGATGCGCGCAAACCTCGCGACCGGGTTTGAAATGCTGTCTGGAAACTTCATGCGCCTTGCATCCATGTCCCAGACTGAGCTTTCAAAGGTTGACGAGACGGCGATGCTTGAGGAAAAGACCATCGAGCGGTTGAAGTCGGTTTCTAGACTTACCCGGATGGCAAATGATTCTGTAGAGGCCCCCATGAGAATGGCATCCGCCATCGAATCCATGGGTGAATCCGGCGAGCGCGAAGGCGTTGATATTCGCGGCGGGATGCCAGACTAGGGAAAGACTGCGCTATACTGGCGCATGGCCGAACTAATCACATTCGATCAAGCGCATCGACTTCTTACATACGATCCCGACGAGGGGTTGTTTACCTGGCGAGAGTCGCGCGGAGGTGAGGCGGCAGGTTCAAAAGCCGGGGGCGCATTCATCCATACCAGGGCCGGCACGGGCGGTAGCGCGGTGGATGTATGGCTCTACCTGATCGGCATCAACTACCGCCTATATCGGGGCCACCGATTGGCGTGGTTCATGACCTACGGAGAATGGCCGCCCCTAGTGGATCATCGAGACGGCGACCCGCTGAACAACCGACTGGACAATCTGCGCCCAGCTACCCGGCGAATGAACTCTCAGAACATGCGGCGCGCCATGCCTAAGAACTCGACAGGCCTGCTTGGTGCCGGCGTTGATATCGAGCGCGGTGGGTTCAAGTCGGAAATCAAACTACCGAACGGAACGCGGAAGTTCCTTGGCCGATTCGAGACCGCCATCCAGGCGCACGAGGCCTACATTGAAGCGAAGCGGCTTCTCCACGAAGGGTGCACCATCTAATGCCTACCGTCGTTCTTCCCACGCTCCACGCCGGCCAGGTGGACATTTTTGAAAGGAGGAGTCGGCTCAACATAGTATGTTGCGGCCGACGAATATGATGGGGCAAAACCAAGCTCCTGACCTGTCTCGCAGGCAACGCTGCAGCCAAGGGTCGCAAGGTCGGAATCTTCACGCCTGAGCACAAGCAGTGGGCCGAACCCTGGGATGAGCTGTACGAAATGCTCCTGCCCATCAAGCGGATCGCGGCGAAGAATGACGCCAAGATGCGCACCACGACGGGCGGTTTCCTGGACTTCTGGGCGACCACGGACAACCACCTGGCCGGCCGGGGGCGCGAGTATCACATGGGCCTGATGGATGAGGCCGCGTTCTCCAAGGACGGCCAGATGCTGGAAATCTGGCGCCGTTCGATCAAGCCTACCCTCCTGACCACGCGCGGGACATTCTGGCTGTTCTCGACGCCGAACGGGGTGAACCCGGATAACTTCTTCTATCAGGCGTGGCACGACCCCGAACTAGGGTTCAAGCAATTCCACGCCCCGACCTCGACCAATCCCTACGTCCCACCCGACGAGTTGGAGGCCGAGCGCATGAAGGTGCATCCGCTCGTCTGGAAACAGGAGTTCGCCGCCGAGTTTGTGAGCTGGGATTCAGCTACATTCTTCAAAGCTGAATACTTCCTTGACGAAGACAAGATGCCGGTGGGCTATCCCACGAAGTGCGATGCCGTATTCGCCATCATGGATTGCGCCGCGAAGTCGGGCACGAACAACGATGCGACGGGCGTCCTGTATTGCTCCGTCAGCCGATACCACGGCCACAAAATGGTGTGGCTCGACTATGAAATGCACAGCATCGACGCAGCCATGCTGGAGAGCCTGGCGCCGAAGGTTCTGGCCCGCTGCGAGGAGCTTGCAAAGCAATGCGGCGCCCGTAGTGGATCGCTGGGCATCTTCGCTGAGGACGCGGCTGGGGGCATCGTCCTGATCCAGCAGGCCAAGTCCAAGGGCTGGCCTATCCAGGCGATCCCCTCCGACCTCATGATGAAGGGCAAGGATGAGCGCGCGCTGATCGCGGGCGGCCCAGCCTACCGCGGTGAGGCGAAGATCAGCCGCCATGCCCTGGAAAAGCTGGTGGAGTGGAAGGGCCGCACCGAGAATCACCTCATGAACCAGATAACCCGCTTCCGCATCGGCGACAAGGACGCCTACAAGCGCGAGGATGACTTACTTGACTGTGCGACGTATTCAATTGCCCTGGCGCTGGCAGAATCCTCCGCCCTAGGCTAGCCCAGCCATTCCTGCGAGAATCCACGCCATGAGCATGATTTCGATTTCCAGCGCAACTAGCGTTACCTCCGGGCTGATGGATATTCTGTGCGCGGACGAAATTGTGCCGGGTTCGATCCCCGGATACTCCACCTGCAAGCTGTTGTGGACTTGCCACATTCTTGGCGGCAAGGTGGTCGAAAAACCGGTGGCCCTTGCCATCGGCGAACCCCGAAAGATCAATGTCCCGGGCGCGCTAGAAGAGGTTCTGGTGAAGGCGTTCACCGACGAGCACGAGCGCCTGGGCGTAGACAACCACGTCCGCGACGTCATGCACCTGTCGCGCGCCTATGGGGCCGGTGCCGTGGCCTTTGGCCTGCCGGACGTGCCCACGGACAAGCCGATTGACCTGTTCAGTCTGGCGAGCCAGCCCGATCTGTATTTCAACACGTTCGACCCGCTGAACCTGTCGGGCTCCATCGTCACGAACCAGAACCCGAACGCGCCGGACTTCCAGAAGCCGAATCAGGACATTACGGCGGCCGGGCAGCCGTACCATTCGAGCCGCACGCGCACGGTGTTCCACGGCACCCCGGTCTACCTCGACTACCAGTCGTCCAGCTTCAGCTTCTCGGGCCGCTCGATTTTCCTGCGCGCGCTGTACCCGATGAAGTCGTACATCAACACCATGATCCAGAACGACATGGTGGCGTCCAAGGCGGGCCTGCTCATCGAGAAGGTGCAGCAAAACGGCAGCATCGTCTCAAATCTCATGGACAAGGCGACCGGCCGCAAGCGCAACCTGCTCAAGGAGGGCGGCAACAATCAGGTTCTGTCCATCGGCCAGAATGACGCCATCGAGTCGCTGAACCTACAGAACATCGATGGCGCGCTGACCATGGCGCGGGACAACATCATCGCCGACATTGCGGCGGCCACGGACGTGCCAGCGATCCTCATCAAGGATGAGAGCTTCGCCAAGGGCCTCGCCAGCGGCGATCAAGACATGATGGCCGTGGTGCAGACGATCAGTGCCATCCGCACGCAGACGAACCCGCTCTACGAGTTCTTCGACAAGATCACCATGCACCGGGCGTGGAACCCGGAATTCTTTGCTGCGCTGCAAAACGCCTACCCGGAAGAACTGGCCGGCAAAGACTACAAAACGTGGTTCTTCGCGACATGCGACCTGTTCGCCAGCGAGTGGCCCGACCTCATCAAAGAAGAGGAATCGGTCAAGACCGAGCGCAATGCGAAGAAACTCAAGGCGATGACTGATGTTCTGAATGCGCTCGCTCCCGTCGTCGACCCCGTCAATCGGGCAAACGTCGTACAATGGTTTGCAGAAGCTCTATCCGGCATGGATGAGCTATTCACAAACTCATTGATCATTGACTATGACGCGCTCGCAGAATACGTCCCACCAACTCCCGCAGCCCCCGGTGATGAAGACGGCGATTCCTCAGACAAAGGCGGGTAAAACATGCAGTAGTTGCGGAATCCTCAAGCTATTTTCCGAGTTTCGCAAGAGGGCCGAGCTAAAGGATGGTCACCACAGCCATTGTCGACAGTGCTCAAGCGAGCGGCAGTATGCGCGAAATCATGACCCTGAAAGGGTGGATGCCAACAGGGAGCGCTGGCGAACAAGGGCGAAGATTCAATGGGATAAAGACCCAGCGGCAGTACGCGAAAGGCAGCGTGAGTACCGGATGACACCAAGGGGTGCCGCGATGCAGAAAGAATCGCATATGCGCTGGTATGACGGAGGCGGGAAAATATGGGTGCTGGCGTCAAATGCCATGCGTCGCGGGATGGTTCTGCAGCAGACACCGGCATGGGCTGACCCAAAGAAGATGCTTGAATACTACAAGGAGGCAGCTCGACTCACCCAGGAAACAGGGGTTCGTCACGAGGTGGATCACATCGTTCCGATCAATGGCGCCAGTGTTCGCGGCCTTCACGTCCAAGACAATCTTCGGGTGATCACACGATCCGAGAACCGCAGCAAGAGGAATCGCATGGATGAGGCGCTTCATGGCGACTAAGGCGCCGACCTTCTACCAGGAGGTGAGCGCAGCAATTTCGCACTTCCAGGCGTTCGGCTTCACCTCGCA